AAATTAGATTTGAACTACCTACTCAACAGAAAATCTACACACCTGACTTCCCAATAAATAATTCTTTTATTGTGGAAGCCAAAGGTGCTTTCAATTCACAAGATAGAAAGAAGCATAAACTAATAAAGGCACAACACCCAAAATTAGATATTCGTTTTATCTTTTCAAATTCAAAAACAAAAATAGGAAAAAAATCATTAACAACTTATGGCAAGTGGTGTGAATTAAATAATTTTAAATACCATTGTGTCCAATCAACTAAAACGCCATTTCCAAAAGAATGGTTAGAGGAAATAAAAAATGAGAGAAGAAACTAAATATATTGTAATCCATTGTTCTCAAACGAGACCATCACAAAATATCGGAGCAAAAGATATTGATAGATGGCACAGAGAACAGGGTTGGCTTAAAATTGGTTATGCAATAGTTATCAAAAGAGATGGAACTATTGAAAGAGGTCGTGAAGATGATGAAGTCCAAGCGGCAGTTAAAGGTTACAATCATACTTCATTTAATCTTTGCCTAGTAGGCGGAGCAAAAGAAGAAGATTGGAAACAAGGCGAAGACAATTTTACTGCAGAAGAATGGGACAGTTTAAAAAAAGAATTAACAAGATTAGTACAAAAATATCCTGACGCTAAGATTGTAGGACATTATGAACTTGATGATAAAAAGTTCTGTCCTGCATTTGATGTTAGGAAATATTTATTAAACGAAGATATTCCTAATTACAAATTCCAAGATGGTCTTACGTCAGAAGCAGACTTACAGGAATTGCGTGATGATGGAAAAATTTAATGAAAAGTTTCTTCGCCATGCTCCTTGTAATAATTGCGGTAGCCGAGATAATTTAGCAATCTACGAAAACCATACCTATTGTTTTGGTTGCCGCATTTATTTGAAAACAGATGGTCAAACTCTTGACCCACAAACAATCACAAAAAAAGAAAAGGACGATAAGATGATAACAGGAAAAATAGAAGCACTTCCAAAAAGGAAAATTACTTCAGATACCTGTAAAGTATTTAATTATGAGACTGGAATTTATAATGGTAAGCACTGCCATATATCTAATTATTTTGACAAACAATATAATAGGGTAGCACAACATATTCGTTTTCCTGACAAATCATTTATTTGGTTAGGAGATACAGATAAAATAACTTTATTCGGACAAAACCTTTGGAGAGATGGCGGCAGAATGGTCGTTGTTACTGAGGGAGAAATAGATGCAATGTCTGTTTCACAATGTCAGAATAATAAATTTCCAGTAGTGTCAGTACCATCAGGTGCAGCATCAGCAAAGAAATATATTAAAAGAGAATTAGAATGGTTAAGTAAATTTGAAACCATAGTTTTAATGTTTGACCAAGATAGTGCAGGTCGTCAAGCATCAATAGAATGTGCAAATATTTTACCAGTAAGAAAAGCTAAGATAGCAAAACTTCAAGCTAAAGACCCAAATGAATTACTTCAAGCAGGTAAGGCAAGTAAAATTATAGATGGAGTATGGGAAGCAAAAGCATATTCTCCTGCAGGAATTGTTGAGGGTTCTGAAACAAAAGATTTATTATTAAAAGATGATTATGTTGAAACCTATCCTTATGCTTGGAATGGTTTAAATAAAAAATTATCAGGAATAAGATTAGGAGAATTAAATTTATTATGTGGTGGAACTGGAACAGGAAAATCACAAGTATGCAGAGAAATTGCATATCATTTAATTAGTAAGAAAATTAAAGTTGGATATATAGCTTTAGAAGAAAGCGTTAAAAGAAGTGTTCAAGGTTTAGTTTCAATTCCATTAAATAAATTAATTCACATACCAGAAGATAAAAAGAAAATTCCTAAAGAAGAAATTATTAAAGCATGGGAAGACATAAAAGATTATGTCTGTTTTTACGACCATTTCGGAAGTTCTAGTTCAGAAGATTTAATGAATAGAATTAGATATATGGTTACAGCTTTAGACTGCAAAGTTATTTTCTTAGACCACATATCAATAGTTATCTCAGGATTAGAAAGTGAAAATGAGAGAAGACTAATTGATAATACAATGACTTCATTAAGAGGTTTAGTAGAAGAATTAAAATGTGGAATGTTTGTAGTATCACACCTTAGAAGACCTGAGGGTAAAGTTTCACATGAACAGGGTTTACAAGTTTCTCTTGCACACCTTAGAGGTTCACATTCTTTAGCAACATTATCAAATCAAGTTATATCTTTTGAAAGAGACCAACAGTCAGAAGATGAAAGTAATATTTTAACTTGTAGAGTTTTAAAGAACCGACATTCAGGAGACACAGGTATCGCAACTACTTTAATTTATAATAAAGATACTGGGCGTTTGACTGAGGGCGACTTTGATGGATAATAATTTATTAACTAAATTTATTTTATCTTTCTTAGTTGAAAAAGAAGATTATTTAAAATTATCACAAACACAACAACAGTTAGTATTTGAAACTTGCAGAACAATTATGACTGCAATTTATAATGCAATAAAATATGAAAATGTTTTTCCAGTAATAATGTGTGGAGATGTTGAAGCAAAATACATTATAGGTAAAGCAATCAAATCAGTAGAACACATTCTACCTAGCACAAATAAAATTACAGTATCGCTAATACATTAATATGAAACTAGTCATTGACGTGGAGACCAATGGTCTTCTAGACAAGCTAGACTTTAAAATTCATTGTATGGTCGCTAAGGATATAACGACAGGCAAAGTATACAGTTATAATCCTGACCAACTTGATGAGGGTCTAAAGCTGCTAAAGAAAGCTACATTATTAGTTGGTCATAGTATTTTATCTTTTGACCTACCAGCAATAGAGAAGCATTTTGGTTATTATTATAAAGGTGCAGTCTTAGATACGCTTTTATGTTCAAGACTTATTTGGACTAATAGAACTGATTTAGATTGGAAATATAAAGAATTACCACCAAAGCTATATGGCAAACATTCTTTAGAGAGCTGGGGTTATAGATTAGGACTTCGTAAAGGAGATTTTAAAGAACACAATACTTTTGATATTTGGACAAAGGATATGCAGGATTATTGTGAAAGAGATGTTGAAGTAACATTTTTATTATACAAATTAGTTTCTGCAGAAAAATATTCTATTGATGCTCTTTTATTAGAACACAAGTTTGCACACTGGATAATTAAAATGGAACAAGGTGGGGTAGACTTTGATGAGACGACTGCTCAGTCGCTTTATACTATCCTTACAAAGAGAAGACTAGAGTTAGAAAATAAACTTTCTCTAGTCTTCGGAAGTTGGAAGAAATCTTTAGGATTTAAAACTTATAAAAGAGATAATAGAAAAAGAGGAATTAAAGCAGGTGTTCCTGTTGAACAATTTAAAACAGAAGTCTTTAATCCAAATTCTAGAGACCACATTGCAAACAGATTACAAACTTTAGGTTGGAAACCAAAATCATTTACTGCAACTGGAAAACCAGAAGTAAATGAAAAGGTATTAAAGTCATTACCATATCCTGAAGCAAAAATAATTTCAGAACACTTAATGATACAGAAACGTCTTGGTCAATTATCAGATGGAGACCAAGCATATTTAAAATTAACAAAAAAAGGAAAAATTTATGGAAAAGTTATTACCAATGGAGCGGTTACAGGTCGCTGTACGCACCACTCGCCAAATTTGGCAAACGTTACTTCAAAAGCTAGTGAGTATGGTTCTGAAATGCGTAGCTTATTTATTGCTCCTGCCGATATGGTTATGCTTGGTTGTGATTTTTCTGGGATTGAGCTTCGTGTACTTTCACATTATCTGCATAGTTACGACAGTGGGGATTTTAAAAAGTCATTACTTGAAGATGATATACATACCAAGAATCAAAAATTACTTGGATTGGAAAGTCGTGCTAAAGCTAAAACTTTTATATATGCTTACATTTACTCTGCAGGAAATGAACGCTTGTCAGAAATACTTGGTGTCTCTGTTTCAGAAGCCAAAAGAATAAGAGAAAAATTTGAGAAAGCTATTCCTGCACTAAAGAATTTAAAAACTGCAGTCGCAGTTAAATACAGAAATCAAAAATGGATTTATGGTTTAGATAAAAGAAAATTAATGTGTAGAGCAGAATATTCTTCTTTAAATACATTAATACAAAGTGCAGGTGCTTTAATTGTTAAAGCAGGAACTATTTTATTAAATCAAGAATTAACTTCAGCAGGTTTTGTTTGGGGTAAAGATTATAGAATGGTTTTACACGTGCATGATGAAATGCAATTCGTTGTTCATAAAGACAAAGTAGAAAGATTTAAAAAGATAGCTTCTACAATGTTTGATAAAACTCAAGAATTTTTTAACTTTAAATGTCCATTAGCAGGAGAATTTAAAGTAGGGCAGAATTGGAGTGCAACACACTAACCGCTTTGACCTTGACCTAAAGTTTGGTCAATCAAAAGAAAACGAACTTCAAATAGCTATTGAGGGACAAGTAGAATGTAAAGCAGATAGACTTTGCGTTAAAACTGGCAATGTCTTTATAGAGATAGAAAGTAGAGGAAAACCATCAGGAATAATGGTTACTACTTCTAAATATTACGCCATTTGTCTTGTTGTAGAAGAAAGAGAAGACGACATTTGGGTTTTAATACCTACCAAGATTTTAAAAGAATTAATGAAAGAATATCCCATCAAAAATGGTGGCGATAATTGGACTTCAAAAGGACACATAATTCCTAAAGCAGATTTACTTAACTTAATAATATGAAAGATAAATTAAAAGCTAAAATTAAATTACCTAATATTGATGAAGATGATTTTCCATACAAATTTTATAAATGTTATTGGAAAGATATTCAGTCAGATAGTTCTTGGTCAAGTTTAAATACAATTAAAAAATTTCAACCTTGCATTTGTATAACAATGGGTTGGTTGCTTTCAACACATAAAGGAAATTACAGATTTTGTTCTGACGTTAATTTTAATGAAGATGGAACAATACATGAGGGTGGTAACTCAACAGTAATACCAAAAACAAACATACTCAAACTAAAGGAGATAAAAAATATATGACACAATTAGATGAAGCACACTTTGAATTGCATAGTGCAAACAAAGATAAAATATTTCAAAAAAAGAAAAAAATGAAGAACATTAATGAGTTCTTTGCCAACAAAAATAAAGTTATGTTGGTTGATGGAGACCTATTAGCATACAGGATTACTTCTAGTCTAGAAGAACCAGTTGAATGGGAAGATGATGTTTGGACTTTATGGTCTGATTTGAAAAAAGGTAAACAATTATTTTTACAATCTGTTGCTTACTATTTAAGTTTAACAAAATCTAGAAAAGCCATTATTTGTTTTTCTGATAAAAATAATTTTAGAAAAGAATTAGATAGTATTTATAAATCTTTTAGAAAGAAAATCAGAAAACCTATTTGTTATAAACCTTTAAGAAAATGGATTGAAGAAACACATGAAGTTGTCTCTTATAAAAATCTAGAGGGAGATGATGTAATAGGTTTATTAGCTACTGGTATATATAAAAATGATTGTGTCATAGTTTCTGGGGATAAAGATATGAGAACAATACCTTGTCCACAAGTTTGTATTACTGATGACCAAATTGAAATTATAGATGAAAATTTAGCTGATTATAATTTCTGCATACAAGTTTTAAAAGGTGATAGCAGTGATGGCTATACAGGACTTGTTGGTTGCGGAACAGTTAAAGCCGCAAGAGTTTTAAATGAAAAGAAAGATTTAACGAATTGTTGGGAAGCTGTTCTTCAAGAATATACAAGATGTAAATATTCTATTGATGATGCTTACCATCAAGCGAGACTTGCTAGGATTTTAAGAGAGGGCGAGTACAATTACACAACACATAAACCAAAACTATGGGATTACAAATATGAATACTACAGACATTTTAAAGAAGACAGAAAAGTTAGTTAGTGAAAGTCGGCATGATAAACATGGAGACAAAATTGTTAATCACGAAAATATATCTAGATTATGGACAGGTTATTTACAAAATAAAACAAAACTTAATCTAGTTATACTTCCTGAAGATGTAGCTAACATGATGGTTCTTTTAAAAATAGCTAGAACACAAGCAGGTCATTTTAATATTGATGACCATGTGGACGCTTGTGGTTATGCCGCAATTTCAGGAGAAATAGCTGAGAAACGAAATAACTTAAAAAGTTCCACTTTAGGAGTATCTAATGACAAGAAAAGTACAAAAACCAATAATAAGTAATGAACTTATTGAGTATTTGGACAGTATTTTTCCTGAGAAGTCTGCTGACTTAAAAGATACTGAAAAAGAAGTCTTCTTTAAAGGGGGACAAAGGTCAGTAGTAAATCACTTAATCAATCAAAAGAAAATACAAGAGGAGAATTAATATGTGTGTATCTATAAAAGCACCTGCTCCGCCACCAATGCCTGAACCTATTCCTGCTCCACCACCTAATACAGTTAGTGGTGCAAGAACAAAGCAAAATGCTCCAATGGTTGCTGACGCAAGTGGCAGAAATGTTAATGTTGCTTCTTCTTACAACAGAAGACGTGTTGGTAGAGGAACATTAAGAATACCTTTAGCATCAAGCGGCTTAACTAGAAGCGGATTAAATTTACCATCAAGTTAATAAATGAAATCTGAAAGATATGTCCTGTCGGATAAGGCAGTAGAAGATAACAGTTCTATTCAGGCACAATACAATAAGATGGAGATGAACAGGGAACAGTATCTAGAAAGAGCAAGAGAATGTGCTGAATTAACAATCCCAACTTTAATCCCACCTAAAAATATTAACGAAGCTACAGAATATAAAACACCATATCAAAGTATAGGTGCAAGAGGAGTTATGAATTTAGCTTCTAAGTTAATGTTAGCTTTATTTCCACCACATGCACCATTCTTTAGATTAAGTATTGATGATTTAGTTTACAAACAAATTCAAGGAAGTCCTGAACAAAAAGGAGTTATTGAACAAGGTTTATCCAAAATTGAAAAAGCAGTTATGGATAACATGGAAGTTTCTAATGATAGAGTTGCAGTCTATGAAGCACTTCGTTTACTTATTGTAAGCGGTAATGTTCTTTTAAGATTAACTGAAAAAGGTTTAAGAGTTCATAGATTAGAAAATTATGTAATTAAAAGAGACCCACAAGGTTCTGTTTTAAAAATTATAATTAAAGAAAGTATTGCTTTAAATACTTTACCACCAAATATTAGAGAAGCTATTTTAAAAGTTAAAGACGCTAAAGAATATGATGATAAAGAATTAGATTTATACACTTGTATAACTAGAGAAAAAAATAATTGGAAGTTAATACAAGAGTGTGGAAAAAAAATAATTTTAGAAAAAGAATATAAAATAGATAAACTTCCTTTCATTGCTTTAAGATTTAATAGAGTTGATGGTATGGATTATGGACGTGGACATTGTGAAGCGTTTTTAGGAGACCTAAAATCTTTAGAGGGATTAACTAGAGCAATTTTAGAGGGAAGTTCTGCTTCTGCAAAAATGTTATTTATGGTTTCTCCATCAGGAACAACACGTGCTAGTGCATTAGCTAAAGCACCTAATGGTGCAATCATTGAGGGTTCTTCAGGAGATGTTTCTGTTTTACAAGCTAATAAGTTTGCTGATTTTAGAATTGCTTTTGAAACAATGAATAGAATTGAAACAAGATTACAATTTGCTTTTCTTTTAAATTCTTCAGTTCAAAGACAAGCAGAAAGAGTAACCGCTACCGAAGTTCAACTTGTGGCAAATGAGTTGCAAGATGCTCTTGGGGGTGTTTATGGAATACTCACAACTGAGTTTCAACTACCTTACATTAACGCTAAATTAGCAATGTTAAGAGAACAGAAATTATTACCTGATTTACCTAAAGAAATAGTGCGTCCAAAAATTATTGTTGGTTTGGAAGCATTAGGTAGAGCAAGTGATAGATTAAGACTACTGCAGTTTATGTCAGATTTGGCAGGAACTTTAGGAGCAGAAGTTTTAGCACAACATATAAATCTTGATGATGCCATTAAGAAATTTGCAATAGCAAATGGAGTAGACACACAAGGTTTATTAAAATCACAAGAACAAATCCAACAAGAACAACAACAACAAATGCAACAGCAATTTGCCCAAAAAGCAATGGCAGACCCAAGAGTAGCTATTGAAGCAGGTAAGCACATGGAAGCTAAAGGTAAAGAATTAACTTTTACTAATGAGGGACAAATAGGAGTTGCTAATAAAGAGGAACAATAAATATGACCGATAGAGTAGAAATAAAACCTGACACACCTAAAGAAACAAGAACTTTAGAACAATCTGCAGAGGATTTAAAAAAAGATGGAATTGATGTCAGCAAGGACGTTGCAGTCAATCAACATGGCGAAACAGCAACTCTTACAGAAAAGAAACAAGAAGACTTACAGAAGTCGTCAGAAGACATTACTTATGAAAATGAGAAACGTCCTGAATGGCTACCTGAAAAGTTTAAAAATGCTGAAGAATTATCTAAAGCGTATACTGAACTTGAAAAACAATACTCAGGTAGAAAAGAAGAAACAAAACCTGAAGATATTGCACAAGAAGTTCAAGATAAAAGTTTAGATAAATTCTATAATGAATATGCAGAAACAGGAGAACTTTCTGAAAACAGTTATACTGAATTAGCTAAACAAGGTTTAGATAGAAAATTAGTTGATAGTTATATTGAGGGACAAAAACTTGTAGCTGACACTAAAACTAAATCTATTCAAGATGTAGCAGGTGGTAAAGAGAGATATGCTGAATTAGTTGAGTGGGCAGGTAAGAATTTATCTGAAGCTGAACAAACTACTTTCAATAATATGGTTGATAGTGGAGATGTTGAACAAGCAAAATTTGCAGTTCAAGGTTTAATGTCTAAAGCAAATGTAAATTACAATCCTAGCCAACCTGAATTATTTGAGGGAACTTCTGATGTTACTTCTCCAAATGCTTTTACAAGTGTTTCACAAGTAACTGATGCAATGAATGACCCAAGATATGAAAAAGACCCATCATTCAGAAAAGAAGTAGAAGATAAATTAGCTAGAAGCAAAGTAATCTAATGTCTAGAGACTATAAGCGTGAGTATGCAATTCGTTCTAAAAAATCTAAAGATGATAGACAATATAGACGAGTTGCAAGACGACTTATGGCTAAAAAATTAGGTATTAAAAGAATTAAGGGTAAAGACGTAGACCATAAAGATAAAAACCCAAGAAACAATTCTAGAAGCAATCTACGTATAACTTCTAAATCAACTAATAGAAAAAGAAATTATGCTTAATTTTATATTACCAATTTTAAAAAATCCTTTGACAAGACTAGTTGGTCAAAAAGTCATAGGCGGAATACAAAATAAAATTGAAAAAGATAAAATAATTAAAGCTAGAGAAATTGAAGCAGTTAAGACTGTAAATTTAGAACAGATAAAAGCTAGTACAACGTCATGGAAAGACGAATATTTAGTTGTGATATTTGGATTAGTTTTCGTAGCAAATTTCGTACCATATTTTCAAGACTATATGGAAAGAGGTTGGGCAATTTTAGAAAAAGCAGACCCACTTTTCTGGTATGCCATTTTGGCTTTAATATCAGGAAGTTTTGGAATGAATTTAACGAATAAGCTAAAAAATAAAAAGAAATAATGGCTAAAGCTAAGTGGGGTGCAAACACTTATGTAAAAAAGAGTAAGCCACAAATCGGAAGACATAAAAAAAGAATGAACAAAGACGAAAAACGTTCATATAAAAAATATAATAGACAAGGTAAATAATCATCATCTCTTATAAGAGAGATGACTAATTGAAAATTAAGACTGCCAGTTACGACTGAGAACTATCCCAAATGAAATTAGGTTTTAATAACAAACGTTAAAAGGAGACAATAATATGTCGAACGCAATACCATCAAGACTGGGTCTTGTTAATGCAACAGGCACAGCTTATGACGCTTTGTTCTTAAAAATTTTTTCAGGAGAAGTGTTAGCTTCATTTGGTAGAGAAAACCAAATGTTGAACATGACGACTGTTAGAACTATAAGTTCAGGGAAGTCAGCTCAATTTCCAGTAACAGGTACGATTTCAAGTGAATATCATACTGTTGGAAATGAGATACTCGGAAGTGCAGTTAAGCACAACGAGAAAATAATTAACATAGACGATATGTTAATTGCACATGCTTTCATTGCAGAAATAGATGAGTTGAAAAACCACTATGATGTAAGAAGCGTGTACTCAAAAGAAATGGGACAAGCATTAGCGAAAAAAGTAGACCAACATCTACTTCAATTAGCTTTTATATGTTCTGACAACAATGCAACACTTACTGGGGGTAACTTCGGTGGTTCTGTAATTGATGCAGACTGTAAAACAAATGCTACTTCATTAATTGCATCTATCTTTGAAGCAATTCAGAAATTAGATGAAAATGATGTTCCAAGTTCAGATAGATTTATCGTAACTACACCTGATATTTATTATCAGCTATGTAATGTAGATAAATTAGTTTCTAGAGATTTCTCTAGCAACAATGGAGACTTCGGTAAAGGTACAGTAGTATCTATAGGCGGAGTTCCTGTAATCAAAAGCAACACTGCGGTTTCAGCATTTACTGACCAAAGTGCGGCTTCTACAACTGGACAAAACAACACTTACACTGGCGATTTCCAACATTGTGCGGCAATGGTTTTCCATAAATCCGCAGTTGGTACAGTTAAATTGAAAGACTTAGTAATGGAAAGCACATACGACCCAAGAAGACTTGGTACTCTTATGACTGCTAGACTTGCATTAGGTTCCAACTTTTTAAGACCAGAAAGTGCAGTAAGAATTATAGCCCAATAATAAGCTATAAAACTAACGTTCTAGGATAGGCGGTGCAATATCCGCCTATTCTTTTTTATTAAAACAATGACAGTTACAACAAAGACTACTGAGTTAGAAGCAGTCAATACGATTTTAAGCACAATAGGGGAAGCACCTCTTAGTAGTTTAACAGGGTCTTTACCTGTAGATGGAACTACAGCTAAAAATATTTTATCTGAAATAAATCGTGAAGTTCAGTCAGCAGGTTGGCATTTTAATACTCATTACAAAGTAGATTTATCAAGAGATAGTAATAATAAAATGCCTGTAGGAACAGATGTTTTAAGAGTTGAATTACATTCTAAATATGACAAATCATCTTATGATGTAGTTCAAAGAGATAACTATTTATACAATTTAGCAAAAAATACAGATGTCTTTGACCAAGATTTTGAAGACAATACAATTATTTATCTTTTAGAATTTGAAAAATTACCTGAACAAGCAAGAAGATATATAACTATTAGAAGTGCTAGAGTTTTTCATGACAGAACTTTAGGTGCAAACACAATTCATAAATTCTCATCAGAAGATGAAGCAAGAAGTTTAGCAGTATTAAAACAAGCTGAAGCGGCTACTGCAGACCATACAATCTTTGATAGTTATTTAGCAAATTACACAGTAAATAGATAATGCCACTTATATCAAGAACTATACCAAATTTAGTTCAGGGAATAAGTCAGCAACCAGAAATTTTAAGATTAAATTCCCAAGCTACATCACAAGTAAATGGTTTTTCTAGCGTTGTTGAGGGTCTCAAAAAAAGACCTAACACTACACATATAGCTAAAATTTCAAGTTCCTCTATAGGCAACGCTTATGTTCATACAATAAATAGAGATGCTAGTGAAAGATATATAGTTGTAGTAAAAAATGGTTCTATACAAGTTTATGACATTACTGGAACTGCAAAGACTGTAGTTAATCAAACTAACGCAACAAATTATTTATCATCATCAGACCCAAGAGGAGATTTTGTTTTAGTTACTGTTGCTGATTATACTTATGTTTTAAACAAAACTAAAACTTGTGCAATGGCGGCAACTACTTCTGCGGCTAAAGTTGAACAAGCAGTTTATTCAGTATTACAAGGGGTTGATGCAACAAAATATTCAATTACAATAGATGCCACTACTTACTCTTATACTTCTACCAATACTAACACAGAAACCATCAGAGATGGACTTGTTACTGCGATTGGTACAGTTAGCGGTCTCACAATAGCAGATATTGGAGAAAGTTCTTTTTCTATTATTAAAGCAACAGGAACACTTGCAGTTTCAGCTAGTGATGGTTATGGAGATGATGCTTCACAAGTAATTTCTGATACAGTTCAAAACTTTTCAGATTTACCAAGTCCTGCAATTAACAATATGATTGTTGAAGTTACAGGAGATGCAACAAATACTTTTGATAATTATTATGTAAAATATAATTCTTCAGATGATGTTTGGCAAGAAACTGTAGCACCTACAACTAAAACTAATATTGATGAAGATTTAAACCCACATGTTCTTATTAGAACTGCAGATGGTAATTTTAGATTTACACAAGTTGATGGAAGTTCATATACGATTTCCGCAACTTCTTATGATGTACCAAGTTGGGGAGAAAGAGTAGCAGGAGATGTAGATAGTTCTCCTGACCCAAGTTTTATTGGTAAGAAAATAAATGACATATTTTTTCACAGAAATAGATTAGGTTTTATTGCTGATGAGAATGTTATTATGTCAAGAAGTGGAGAATTTTTTCATTTTTTCCCAGAAACAGTTACAGATGCTTTAGATACTGACCCAGTAGATGTAGCTTCAACTTCTAAAAAGGTTTCAATATTAAGACATGCAATACCTTTTGATGAAGATTTACTTTTATTTTCTGACCAAACACAATTTATACTTACTGGTGGAACAACTTTAACTGCCGCTAATGTATCAATTAATACATCAACAGAATTTGAAACTTCAACAACAGTTAAACCAGTTGGAGTAGGTGGAAATGTTTTCTTTGCTTTTAATAAAGGAAATTATACAGGTATTAGAGAATTTTATGTATCATCAGATACAGACACAAAGAAAGCAGACGATATTACCGCTAACGTTCCTAAATATATTCCTAAAAATGTTTATAAACTTACAACTGCAACTAATGAAAATATTTTAATAGCTTTATCTTCTGAAACTGCAGACCAAAATGCTTTATATATTTATCAACATTTTGTTTCAGATAGAAGAAGATTACAAAGTGCTTGGCACAAATGGACTTTTGGAACTTCTTCAACAGATAAAATTCTAAATATAGATTTTATAGAAAATACTCTCTACATTATTAATGAAAGAAATAGTGAAGTTTTCTTAGAAAGTATTGATATATCTCCTGCAGTTGTAGACACAGGAGCAACCTATTTAACTTATTTAGATAGAAAATTTCAAGACGATAGCACAGGAGTTTCTTCATCTTATAACGCAGGAACAAACCAAACAACTTTTACAATTCCTTATTCAAAAACAAATACAATGAAAGTAGTTGGTAGAGTTGGTGGAAGTAATACTGCAGGACAAGAAATAGCAACAGTTTCACAATCAGGTACGTCTATTGTCGTATCAGGAGACCATACAAGTTCAAACTTATGGTTTGGAGAACAATATGAATTTTCATTCGTGTTCTCACAACAGTTTATCCAAGTAGCTGACAGTGCAGGAAGTAGAATTTCAGTAAGAGAGGGAAGATTACAAATTAGAAATTGGAATGTTTCTTATAATGATACTGGATATTTTACGACTGAAGTTGTTCCTGTAGGACGAAGTACATCTACTTCTTCCTTTACTGGCACAATTACTGGAAGTGGAGCATTAGGAACTGTTAATCTTGAAGATGGAGATTTTACTTTTGCAGTACAATCAGAAAATGACAAATTAACTATAACGTTAAAAAATAATAGCCACTTACCATCAAACTTTATTAATGCCGCATGGCAAGGTTATTATGTTACCGCAACAGAAAGAGTTTAGTCATTTTAGATTAACTACTCTTGAAGATATAAAATATTTAGCACCAAGATTAAGACAAACAGATAAAGAAGAAATATTAGCAGGAATAGGTGCAACACCTTATCATGCTTTGCTAATTGGTTTTTATGAATGTGTCATAGTATTTACGATTGTGAACCCAAAGAATGAACCAGTGGGTATCTTTGGTGTAAATGATTGTGGAAATGGTACAGGTGCAATATGGCTTTTAGCAACTGATAAATTAGCAAAGATACAAATTGCTTTTTTAAAAGAATGTAGAAAAGTCGTAAACGTCTTAAATAAAAAATATAAAATTTTATGGAATTATGTTGATTGTAGAAATCAACTTCACATCAAATGGTTAAAGTGGTGTGGTTTCCAATTCATTAACAAACAAAAATATGGAGTTTTAAATAAACCTTTTTATGAGTTTATAAAAATAAATTATGTGTAGTCCACAAATAGCAGTAATGGCTTTATCAGCAGGGTTGCAATACAAAGTTGCAAGCCAACAAGCCAAAAATACTTATGCCCAACAAAAAAGACAAAATGATTTAGCAAAGAAAAATGCAATTCAAAGATATGCGGCAGAACAATTAAAAATTAGACAGACTGCTAAACAGTTCCAAGAAAAAGGTTATGAAGCAAGTTTAAAAGGTAGAAAGAAAAGAGCAGAATTTATTGCAGGAGTAGGAGATGCAGGCGGATTAGCTTTATCAGGTTCAACAAATAGATTACTTGGTGATTATTATAGAATTGAGGGTAGATACAAAGCATCTTTAGATAGAAATATGGATATTAATGTTTCTCAACATGAGAGAACAATGGAAGCAATTCAGTTTGGACAAGAAAGTCAATCAACATATTTAACACCACCTAATTCAAATCTTTTATTCGCTTCTGCGGCATTGGGTTTTGCAAATAATTATTACAATTTTCAAAATAGAAAAGAGAGAGAAGATATTAAATAATGTCTAGACCTAGATTAGATTTATCTCCTGAATTACCAGAAGTAAGGTCAGAAGATTTTAATTTATTTTATAGACCTGAAACTGAACCTTTACCTGCAGGACTAGAAACATTTGCAAGAAGTTTAAATGCTTTTGTAAGTGATGGAATGGTTGATGCTTATGTTATTAAGGAAAAAAAGAAAAAGAAAAAAGGAGAAGCAGAAGCAACAAAACTTTGGGCAGAAACCGAAGCAAATAAAAAAGGTTTTAATCAACAAGTAAATAGCGGTAAAATACCTAAAGAAGCTAATCCTTACTTTATTGATAAATATAAAGAATTAGAATTAAACGCTAAAGCAGATGCCTTTAAATCTAAAGTATATATAGAATATGCTAACAAACATGTAGCTGATAATCCTGACCCAGAAGCATTTCAAAAATTTTATAAAAATGAATTAAAATTATTCATTAAAGATAATCAATTAGGCAGTTTTGATGCAGTTGAATTAGAAAAAGGTTTTTTCAAGAAAACTTCTGCAATGAAAAACCAGTTGTTTCAAGCACATGTTCAAACTCAAATGAGTGTAGTTGGGGAACAATATAAAACTAACTTTATAAATACCATACAAGGTAAATTTGATAGTTCAAAAAGTTTTGAAGATATAGGAGCAGATATATCTGCTTTTGTTAAAGATGCTGTTAAAAATAGTTTAAGTAAACAAACTGCACAACAATATATTTTAGATACTTTAACTGATTATGCAGAAAATACTGGGGATTATGAATATGCTTCAAAAGTTTTATCTGAACTTCCTCAACATATTAAATTAGGTACTGATAGTTTAGGTAATGTTAAAGGTTTAAAAGATGATTTTGATAAAATTCAAGAAAAATTAGAAGATAGAGCAGACCAAGAATTAAAAGATGATAATACTAGAAAAGAAAATCAAAGAACAAAAGAAGCATTAGAAGCAGGAGAAGTTGTAGATAAATATGAAACTTTAACTGAAGCAATGAAAAGTTCTGAGTGGAAAAATGCTTCTACTTATAAAAGAAATCAAATTAAACAAACATACGCAGGTTATGATGTAGGTTTCTCAACCGAAACTAATCCAAATATTGATAGCGACATAAATGCTTTACTTGCAAAAAACGATACTGCAGGTGCAATGGAATTATTAAATAATAGTATTCCTGAAGTTGAAAAAACATATTTTAATAACAAGAAACAAGAAATTTTAAATTATGAAGTTTCAGGTAATGATGGAATGTTAGCTATTTCAGAATTTAAAACTGCAATGGCTAGAGTTCAAGACTTAACTAAGAAAGCCGCAGATGCAGTAAAAACATCTACAATTAAAGTTGGTTATGATGGTATGGCAGATGAGAAATTTAGAATTAAAGCTATTGATTGGTTAGCTGATAACCCAGTAGATAATGAACCACCTAGACGTTACACACACAGTAAAAGACGTGCAGAGTTTGAAAAATTTATTACTGAAGAATTAAGAAAAGAAGAAGAAAAGATAATTGGAGTAATTCAAGGCAAACATATTACTGGAATGGAAAATCAAGAAGCAGATAAAGCTGATAAATCTAAAATTGAAAAGAAAAAAACTATTGGTTTAGATGAACGAAGAAAAATACCTAAAAATATTAAAATTAAAGAAGAAGAAGACGCTGATGAGGGCGTAATTAAAAATCCTAAATTTAAAATTGACAAGACGAAAATTAGATAATGGCAACTATTCAAAGACAGGCTCCTAATGGAAAGATAATTGAGTTTGATGATACTTGGAGTGAAGAAGAAATTTCAAAATACTTACAGTTACCTGAGTATCAACCTAAGAACAGAAGTTTAATGGGAGATATAGGTATAAGTGCAGTAGATGGAGTTAGAGATGCCGCACAATCAACAATAGGACTGATTGAGGGAATAGGGGACACTTTAGGAGAAAAGACAAATATTGGTGGCTTCGTATTCGGAAAAGATGCTGAAAATGGCATTATGGGATATGAAAATTATGAAACATGGAAAGCCAAAGGTAGAGAAGACCTATTATTTGGTAAAGCAGGAGTAAAAGACGCTATTGAATTACCTGATTTTGAGGGAGACCCACAAACTATAGCAGGTGGTTTAAC